AAATACTATCCAAATTACTGGTCTGAACAATTGGTTTAGTGCTTGTTACTCCAGTTCCTGAAGTTACAACAACATCAAAACAAACTTTCAAAACGCCAGAACCATTGTTTATATCAACACTGTTGCTATTATTTGCGGTTTCGGCTGATAAACTGACAGGATTAGCAGTTTGAGTTAAGTCAATATTTGCATGAATGTAATTAACTGAATCCCCTTTTAAAGCTACTGTTTCGTTTAATAGTTCAAAATACCTCCCGCCTGCAATGATTGATGTGTTGACATATTGAATGTTAAGAGCTGTATTTAACGGACTTGTCCAGTCTTTACGCCTAATCGTTCCGTAGTCCATTCCTGTCAACATCATGTATAGTTTACCGTCATTATTAGAACCGACTGGGAACTCTGTACCATTTTGACTAAAAAACGTGAAATTTTTAATTGTCATTTTTAACCTTTCTTGATATTATCTTCGCTTTGTCTAAAACTGGGTTATCAGTAATTGATAGCTCCAACAATCTAAATTTTCTACCGCCATAAGGATAACCACCAATTGATACAAATTGACCGACTTCATACAGGAGCGTGGTTGCGATTCTAAGCGTGTTTTTGCTGTTATAGTATACTTTACCTTGCAATAGTTCTAAGTGGTCTTTACGAAGCTCTCTGTGCCCCTTAAAGCTATCTATTCTATATTTGTCACCATAAGTAGCTATATACTCATATAACATTTGGTTTATCTCCACTTTCTACAAAAATAAGTCTATCATTGAACTCTGTTTTAACTCTGTCTGCTATGTAACCTGAATATAGTTTTCCTTCGTACCAAATATCTACTAAGTCATTAACATACAAGGGCAAAAGTTCGTTTTGATTAAATATTAACCTTGTGACGATAGTAGAGGGAGAAATTTCTGCTTTAATAGTAGATATATCTGGAGGGTTTCCATGTTCATCTCTGTCATAAAACAATGTTTTAGCTATCCTTACTTCTGGCAAGTCTGTCCCGTCTCCGTGATAAGTGCTATAATCAATGACATCTCCATTATTTTTTGCTGTGTACATTTTAGGAGGGTCTGTATAGTCATCTGTTGCCTTATTTTTAACGAATACAACAGCAAAATTATAAACTGAACGTTCTACTATTGTTTCCGTGTCCTTTGTCACGCTTTGCTTAATATCTACCCTTGTCGTGATTCTATTTCTATTCCAGTTTCTTGAGGCAAAGTTAATAAATAACAAGTTTCTAGGATCTGTTTCAGATGAAGCATGTTGAATTGTTGTAGTTGGTTGAAATTGAACCTTGGAAAATATCCTTTTTGCTACGTCAGTAGCTGATGAAGTTTCTGCTTTACGGTTGATTGTAGCCCTTCCAGCAAATATACTTGAATTGAAGAAATAACCATAACTCATCAAATTATTTTTATTAGGGTCAATTAAATAATCAATGATAGCAGCGTTTGTCGTTTTAGTTATTGCGCTCGGAACATCAAGGCTTTCAATCATTGCCCAAAAATAGTTCTTTAACGTGACTTTATTGCTTTCATCTACATCTGTCACAAGGTAAATCATATCTAAATTTAGGTTTTTCTTTTTACCTAGAGCTTCCTCGATTGGAACAACTTCAGGAAATAGAATTTGAACAATATCGCCAACTTCTACCGAAACGGTCAATGTAGCTGATGAAGTGTAAAGGTAGCCCGTTTCCCACAATTCATAGTTAATAACTTGACATCTTGCCCTTGGTATTGGTAGACCTCTTTTGTCTTTTTTACCATTAGGGAGAATAAAATCAGATATATTGTAATAGTTAGGGTTAAAGTTATCATAAACGTTAGCTTCTAACATCAAACAAAGTCCGCCTTTCTCTTGACTTTAAACTCTGCCTTGGTAAGGTTGATTAGTTCCATTTGACCTTTTTCAATTATACGAGTTCTGTATCTCTCGAAGTCCATTACAGGGAATAAATTTAATGAAGTCGTTCCGTTCCAACCTTGATAGGTTTCGTCATTTACATCTGTATTTATTAAAATGTAGTCTTGTAATTCTTCCGTCTTGAATACAATTGCGGTATATTCATTTCCAATATCGTCTAAAAATCTAACTCCAGTAGGTGTTTTAGGAAGGTGCGGATATAATATTCCCATAAAACTAAATATTTCATCTTTTATATCCCAGCGACTTAAACGGTCTATGTCACTTTCCCCATAATAAGTGTAAGAAGTTCCTTTGACATACTTATAGCTTCCTGGTGCTGTTCCACCATAAATTTTAGACTTACCAGAAAGGACTTGACCATTTTGAATTTTTTCAAAAGTTAAGTTTTCGTAAGTGTACCACTTTGTAATTATATCAAAAGTTATCTTTTCGCTGAAAGTTCCGTTCTTACCGTAACCCTCTGTCTTTGTGACATCTGCTAGAGTTAAGTCAGCATATACCTGATAAATCTCTGTTTGATATTCAAGTGTAACGAATTTTTGGTTAAGAATGTCGTTGATGAAGTCTTTCATTAGTTGATAGTTTTCTTCCAAACTTTCGCCAAACGTTTCTAGTTTGAACTCTATTTGTGGCTGGGTAATTGAGCGTGTTCCCATTACTCCAATACCATTACTTTGCCAAATATTATTAGTTGATTGTAAGCCTAAATTAGAGGGCTGGTAAAATCTAACTTTTCCGGTTGTAACGTCCCAAACTTTATCATCTGTTCCGTCTAAGTTGGTATGTATTTTGTACTGTCTTACCATTAAGCCCTCCCTAGGTCAAATTCTCGTCTGATTGCTCGTGCTAAGTTAGAAACATCTTGGCCAGCACCACCTTGTACGTTAAATGTGTTATATGTTCTGTTATCGCTTGATACGCTGTTCGTACTTAAACCGTACCCGCTAGAAGATAAGTTGACATCTGTTAAGCCTACTACCATTGAGCCTTTGAATAGTCCGCCAAGTTTACCAGTGATACCATTAATAGCTCCTGATATATTGTTAATTGTATTTGTTACACCGCCTAGAACATTGTCTATTGTATTCTTGATTCCTCCAAATATCCCCCTAAAGAACTCTCCAATGCCGTTAAATGCTCCTGTTATTGCATTGTAAGCATTAGAAGCAAAGCCACCGAAAGTGCTGAATACTCCACTTACTGTATCTTTAGCACCGTTGAAAGCTCCACTAAAGAAACTACTTACTCCACTAAATACACCTGTAATTGCTCCCCAAGCGCTTGAAGCAAAGCCACCAAAAGAACTGAACACTCCACTTACTACACCACGGACAGCGTTGAATATGCCACTAAAGAAACCAGCTGCTGCACTCCATATTGACCGAACTACTCCCCAAGCGCTAGAAGCAAAACTTCCGATTGCGCTAAATACTGACGAAGCTACTGAACTAACAGCATTAAATATACCACCAAAGAAACCCGATAGGCCTTTCCATGCACTAATGACTAATTGGTAAGCACCGCGAACAATAGCCAAGATAAGTTGGAAAGCTACATTAATAATTGATCCTATTAGGTTAAATATAGATTGATAAAAACTAATTAACGGTTGAAAAGTTGTAACGAACCAGTTATAAGCGTTTGTCACTAAAGAAGCGATAGTTGTAAATACAGTTGTAACAACACTTGCTATTCCATTCCACAACCCTGTGAAGAATGTTGTTATTCCGTTCCAAATGTTTTGAATACCTTGTACAATTCCGCTAAACCAATCAACTAAACCTTGCCAAATTCCTTTAGCTCCGTCAACTGCTCCACTCCATATATCAGAGAACCATTGACCGATACCGCTAAAGAATGAAACCACGCTATCCCATGAACTCTTTAAGAAGTCCACAAAGTCAGCCCATATCTTTTTGCCTGTTTTAGTTTGAGTGAAGAAATAAATCAAGCCAGCAACGACTGCTGCAATTGCCACAGCTATGGCAACAAATGGATTAGCAATAATTAAACCAAGCAAGGCTTTTACTGGACCTATAGCTAATTCTGCAACTTCTCCAATAGTTTTAAAAGCGTCTCTTATCCCTAATATACCTTTAGCTACCTTGAAAGTTGCAAATGCACTAGCAAGAACTACTAAAGTTCCTTTTAAGACTGACATGGCGCTTTCACTTTCACCAATTTTTTTCAGAAAATCAGCTATTTTTTTCGTAACTTCTGACAGTTTACCAGCAAATACAGCTATGCTCTTTGCTACGTTATCTATACTTGTTGCGCTTTTTGTTGTTTCTGTATTTATTCCAAGAAATGAATTGATAACATTCGCTATAATAGAAACTATGGAATCAAATGCGCTTTTTATATTATCCCAAGCCTCTAAAAACGCTAAAGTGGCTGCATTTTCTTGAAGTTTTTGAAACAAGTCTTGGAAATACTTAACTACATTTGTTACAGCTTTACCAGCACTTTCGCCCCAGTCAGACATCTTATCTATTAAGTCGCTAATGATAGGAGTTAAAGCGTTCAAAGTAGGCACTAAGGCAATTGACATTGTTTCACTGAAGCTGTCCCACGCGTCCCCAATAGTTTTGATTCCACCGCCAGAACCTTTAGCCATTTTGTCCATAGCCTTGTCAAGCATATCCACCGAAACAGCGCCCTCTGAAACAGCTTCATTAAAAGAACCAAATCGCTGTAATGAGGGGTTCATTTTCATAATAGTGTCTTTTAAAGAAGAACCAAGAGCTGTGTTATTATCGGTTAATTGTCCAATATTTTCAGCCGTAACTTTACCAGCTGCTGACATTTGACCATAAGCCTGAACTACACCTTTTAATTGTTCGCCAGTACCACCAAATGCTTGGTTAGCTTTTACTAATGCTTCCGTTTTACCGACCGCTTTTTTAGCAGTATCGCCCAAACCGATGAACGTTGTTGAAAGTTTTAAAGTATCTTCGGTACTTGCATTTGTATCTTTAGCGAGCTTCTGCATAGATTTGCTTACATAGTCAAAGTCTTGTCCATTGCCTTTGAACTTCATTGTATTTTGCAATGAAATCATGGCTTTTTGAGTATCCATTGCGTCAGATACCCAGCCTTTTAAGCCATTACCGACAGCACTAGCAGCACTTGCGCCGATTTGCCTGAATACACCTACAGCAATTTCTCTAAGGCCACTAAATCGTGACTTCATGCCGTCAATTCCGCTATTAACGCCCTTAGTATCCATTTTAGCTTCAATGTTCCAAGAGCCTGAACTAATAGCGCTCTCGACTTGCTTAATTTCGCTCTCTAGCCTATTAGCTTGTGTTTCTGCTGTGCCTAAATCTCTAGTAAGTCGTAGCCATTTCTTTTGACCTTCTGGGGAACTTTTGTCAACCGTGGAAAGTTCTTCTTTTAGTTTTGTTGCTTTGTCACGTGATAAGCCCAACTGCGTTTGTAAATTCTTTTGCAATTGCGCCATTTTTCCGGTATTTGTCGGGTCAAGTTTTAGAGCTTCACGTAAGTTTTTAGCTTCTCCTCTAAGCCCTGACATCGCGGTATTAACGCCTTTAAGTGAGTTCTCGAACTTTGTGGTATTACCATATATCTCGACCTCAAATGTTGCATTACTTGCCATTATATACCCTTTCTTTTACGCCTTTTCTCTTTTTCTTTTTCCTCTTTCTTCTTCTCTGCAATAAGTTCGATTAATTTATAAACAAGTTCTAATTCCATTTCCATGAACTGTGTTATGTCAATTTCGTTATTGCCTAAAACAGTCAAAAGTTCTAAAGTTTTGTTTTCCTTTACAGTGTCTTTCTTTTTCTTAATCAATGAACTAGAAGAAAAGAAGACCATATCGTCTTCCGTTTCCTCTTTTTCTTTAATAAAAACAGTTTTACAGAAGATATTGATTAACTCGTTAGTCGTAGGAAGCTCTGTTTTGTCGTCTAAGGCATTTTGTAGCCCTCCGTTACAATCTACCCAAAGTATCAACAACTTGTCTGTAAAGCTCTCCATTTGCTCTGTAAAGTCATCAGGGATATATCCAGCGACAAAAGAATTTTGTAGGTCTGCAAAGTCTTTTAAATCTGTAATAAAGTCCGAACCAGTTAGTTCTAAGTATCTAATTGCATGTTTTAAAATCATTTACAGTCCTTTCAGCTCATTAAATTTCTTTTTGCCACAGTTCGACCAGTTCTTTGAGTCCTTTACCGGCAGTATCGAACTCAAAGCTAGAACGGAAGTCAGAGAAGTCACTTTTAGCTTTTACAATGTTATCTTGGAAAAGAGCCAAGTATAGACCATATTGAACGAACTCCATTACATCAGTAATTTCTCCGTCTTCTTTTTTAAGCTCTGTATCCATTGCTTTTTGTTGCTGGAAAAGATCTTTACCTGTAATCATTTTAAACTTACGTGCTGTGCTTAATTGTTTTGCCATTTTGTGTATATATTCCTTTACTTATTTGCCAGCTAACACTGTATCAGGTTGCATGATGAATAAACCAGCTTCCATTTTCTTAGCGAAGTCTTTTGCTTTTTCTCCCCAAATTTCATATTCAATAGCAGGAACTTTTTTATCTCCATTTAAATAAATATCAGATTCAGTCGCTTGTACTGCTAAAGTCCATTGGATAGGGTCTACGCCGTCTACTGAATCTGTTTCTGATTCTTTTGTAGCTTCTGCTGTTGGTCTCAAATTTGGATAAACGACTACACGATAACCGTCAATAAATTCTCCTGTAACTTTATCACGTTTGCGCCCTTTAATAAGATACTGAACGCATTTCGTTTTCCAATTACCAGTAGGAGACCAACCTAAGCCATTTGCTGTTCTTTGTTGACCTAAAATATCTTCTTTAAGCGCTTGGTCTGTTTGAATAAATACCATTTCTCCTTGAAGTAAGGTAGCACCTTTTTTCACTCCATGGTCTGGCACGTCATCAGCTGGATAGCTGTTTGTCTCCGCTTGGTCTTCCATTGCGCTAACTGATACTAAACCAGTCACGATTTTATGGTTAGTGAACTCTGGTTTTCCGCTACTTCCCTTGGCCATATCAGCTACGATTAGAGCTTCATTACCAAAGAAAATCTCGCGTGAGTTATAATCTAATTTCATTTTTTATTTTCCTTTTTATTTTTTATGAAGTGCGTTTCCAATAATATATTGTTGTTGAACCGATTACTGCTGAACCGATGTCTTCCCATGTTCCGGTAGAATACCCATTGGTAACCAATTGTAATCAGAACTTTTCTTATTAGGTTTAATGCTATTACTAAAACCCACATACTTCGGATAGTCTTCAACCGTGACTTCTCTAGCTGAGGGCATGTATGGAGTAGCGATTGGACCCTCTTCCCACTTATGGCCAGCAGTCCATATTGCTGGATTTGTACCCAATATTGAAATCTCATATCTTACAGCGATTTCATCGCCTGCTTTTATATCTTTAGCTGAAAAAGTAATTGAATCTCTTACCCAACTAAAAGCAGAGTCCCAAGTTTTTTCTAGGCTATACTTTTCTACCCCGTTAATAAGTGCAACTCTTGTAAATTTAGTATCTATGCCAGCCCCTTTAACAAAACCAGAAAATGTGTAATCGGATTTTTCGGGAACTGTAAATGTTTTAAAAATACCGCCCCATTTATCAGTTCGTTTTTTAACCGTCAAGCCTTTATATGTTCCGTCATCAATCGAAAGTCCTGAATATGCCCACTGACCACTAAAATCTTTAGTACCGTCTAACAAGTTCAAGTTAGGATAAACAGTGGTGAAGTCGTCCGTTCCGTCAGCGCTGTTGGAATAAGCTGTTGTATTTATAACTCCGTCACTTGTTGACGTACCTCCATTTGCAATAGGGAGCACACCTGAAACTCCGATATTAGTTGCGTCAGCAGTCCCGTCAAACTCTTGAAATGATGAAGATTGAAGATTTACCCCAAGTTTTCTAGCTGTTGCCAGTTTACTTGCACTAACTGCGTTGCTATTAAGTGGTAAGCTGTTTGCTTGTGCTTCGGTAGCCTTTGCCATTGCATTTTTGGCTTCACTTTCAGCTTTATTTGCTGTTTCTTGGGCAGTTGTTACATTTTTATTTGTTGTTGATAAATCTGATTGTTCAGCTTTTGTTGAAATCGCAATACCTTGTTTA